GTCATATCAAACATTTCGTCCGCCATTATTCTGTAGCGTACATCACTCATCGCCTCAGAAGAATATCTTCCCGGTTCGTATATTCTTGTCACCGCTATGATATCATCATCCAGAGTCAAATATTCATTTGTCTCATCAGCTTGCGTGAATTCAACATTGATAAACTTCTCCTCTGCACCGTCAAAATGGCGCTCAATGAATAATTGGAGTGCATCATCTATCCTGTCATATGCTTGAGTATCGTCCACTTGGATCTCAATCTTTGGAGCTCCAAGTTTACGATATGCATAATCTCTCAAGTTATCTACACTTTGTAATTTAGCCATTACAACCTTTTTCTTTAATCTTTGTCTATATTGTCAATTGCTTTATCAAGTTTTTTCGTAATTTTTGCCTCTAAATGGGGTAGTAATCTGATACCCATATACCCAATTAGAAATGCTATTCCAAGTGCAGTATATGGTCCAAATGAAAATTGTTCCATTAAAGCTGGTATAGCAAATTCTGCGGCTATCCATCCTGTGGCTGCCGCGAGGGCTACATTTTTTAGTTCAGATTTCCATCCTGTCCAAGTATGGACTAATCCATTAGTCACTCCACCTGCGGTCGATGCAAAAACGCAACACCATTTAGCACCAAATATTGCTAGTAAAGTTTCCATATATATTTCTCCTCTTTTATTGTTTATTACTACTCTTATTTATGTGTAAATCCGTCTCCACCCAACTTTCAAATTGATATATAAATAAGAAGAAACGTATTTATAATTTACATAACTATTTATATAATAAGGTGATTGCGATGGATGATAAAAATTATGTACCCTTTAAGGAACGACAGAAAAATTCTTTGGGAGGACGATTGGATGAAGCATTAAAACAATACTCTGTAGTTAAAGTAGGTAATGCTAACGGGGCAGTACACGGAAAAGACTATAGAGAAATGAAACGATTAATACTAGATACATTTTATGCCAGCGAAAAAGTTTGAAAAAGACCATCCATATATGAAACGATTGGATGAAGTATTAAAACAGTTCGTAATAGTTAAGATAGATGTTGAAGAGGTAGAGCGTGGTGAAGACTCTGAGGACTATGAGGAGATGAAACAGATCGTATTAGATGCTCTGTTTATGAGATATGCAGGACAAGACATAAGGAAATAATGAACAATTTAGCAACCCTTGTCTACGACAAAGGAATAAAAGAAGAGATAGAAGAGTCTGCCAGATTCAAGTATGAAAAACGTATCGAATATCTAGTGGGAGCAAACAATGAACTTATGCGAGAATTAGAACGATACGAAATTCCATCTTTAGAGAATAGATGGAGAAAAGATATGATCTAACCCTATTGTGCTTTGACTTCAATGCCTTGTCCAAATGTTCCAAAAGGAGCATTACTCAGATTTGCTTTAGTATATTTTTGATAGCCTTGTAATATATCTTCTGGCATTGGAATGAATTTGATTTGAGATTCATCTTCTACGATATTCAAGGCAAAATCATAAAATGATATTGCTGATCCTGTTCCTATATTGTAAATTCCTGAAACTCCTTTGGTCATTGCATTCTGCGTCATCAAAAGTGCATCTCTAATATCAACAAAATCTCGTTTGATTTCTTTTGAACCTTCAAACAATTCTATACATCCGTTGTTCTTATATTGTTCAGTCATCCACTTAAATGGTGTGACATTAAAATATCTCAATCCAATAATCGTATTGTCAATATTTGTCATATATTTACGAGAATATTTATCTGCCAGCAACTTGCTCAAAGCATAATAACTTTCTGGTATATAATCATCTGATTCATCATTTGCATCTGGTCGGTTACCATATACTGTAGCACTAGAAGCAAAGACAAGAGGAATTTTGTTCAAATAACAAAGATCCATAATATTGCACGTATATTGATAATTATTTTCCATCATATATTTACCATCATTATTATGACGGGAACTCTCAGCACCAAAATGATAGATTCGCTCAATCATTTTATTCTCAGCAAGAAAAGCTAAAAGTTCTATAAACTTACTCTTATCTACATAATCTTGAAACTTTAATTTATTAATATTCTGTAACTTAGAAGGATCCGACAAATCATCAACAAGCAATATATTTTCTTGTCCTTGGTCATTCAATCTTTTAATTAAATGTGAACCCATAAAACCTGCACCGCCAGTTACGATAATTATTTTTTTGAAGTTTTCCGCGGTGCCCACCTCTTCGGATTTCCCTAATTGTTTTTCAACAATTTCTGTTACTTCCTCTTTGGAGAATTTTCTTTCCGGTTGATCGCCAACGTATTTTTTTACCCTCGGTAACATTCCACTTATTGGCTCTACTTCTTCTTCTGGTTCGCCCATTTTTCTTTTCCTATTTTCTACTTCAATTTCTCGTTTTTCGATTTCTACATCTATATCAATTGGATTTGCACGGGCTTCAAATCTTTTTCCGCTTTCCATTTCTTTCTCCTAGTTTGTTATTTCGATAATAAGATTTCTCTCTGGTATATATAGATATTCAAGACCACTTTCAGACAATGTTCTAATAGCATCATCGATTGTTTCCACAAGAGGCTCACCACCAAGATTGAAAGATGTATTGAATAGTATTGGTACTCCAGTCTCTTTATAGAACTGGTCAATCATTTCATAATAAATTGGATTTTGATGTTCTTTAACAGTTTGAATTCTACAAGTTCCGTCTATGTGAATGATTGCTGGAATTTTTTCTGCAACTCCTTCTTTACAATTCATTGCGTACATCATATGAGGAGATTCTTCCATCCCTCTCATATCAAACCAGTCGTGTGCGTGTTCGTGTAGTATAGACCCGGCGAACGGACGGAAATACTCCCTTTTCTTTACGGAGTTTACATAATCTTTTCCGGCCACTTCCCGCGGGTCATATAGGATAGAACGATTGCCCAAAGCCCTCGGGCCGTTCTCACACCTATCTTGAAACAAAGTGACAATGTTTCCTTCCAAGATAAGTTTCACAGCATCTGGTGCATATTGTTTTTCATATATACCAGTTGCGTTATATTTCTTTGCAATTTCAAAAATTTCTTCTTCAGACTGCATTACATTTGGCCCAAGACACAGGTTCTCTCCGTATGATCTTACTGTCTTGTCTTTTGTGAGTGAATAATGAGTAATTAAAGCGCCTCCCATAGCAGTTCCAGCATCATTACTGATAGGTTCTACATATAATTTTATATCTTCATCTTTTAATTGATCAAGATACCAATAATTAGCAACACAATTAAGTCCATATCCACCAGAGATAACAACATTTTTCTTACCACTCATCTTAACTGCTTTGCGTATCAAATCAAGAACCATTTGTTGTGATTCTGTCTGAATCGCATATGCCATATCCCTACGATTCTGAAGCGTAGTTAAGTCGTTCTCAAAATCTTCTGAAGAAGTTTTTAATTTATTCCAACGACCTTCATTCACCAGTGATCCGTTAGGATATGTTGGAATAATCAAATTTCTATCTGTGGTTTTCCAATCTCCTCCATTACCATCTGTGTAAATGGGAGGAAAGTAATCTGCAGGTCCACCATATGGAAATAAACCCATCGTCTTACCCGCTTCAATAGGGGGAAATCCACAATATTGAGTTACGGCTTCATATGCTTTAACAATACCAGCAGAGTCATCAAGAATTAATTCGTGTGTTCCTTGCTCACCTTCTCGGTCTGAAGTCTGTTCTGATATATTAATACTTGGCCAAGGTCCTCTACCACCTTGATGTTTATAAAGAGTTTTAAATTCGTCAGGATAATCACAGTTCATTATAGTTTCTAATTCCCAAGACATAATTTCTTCGCCTGATATATTCAATGGAATAAATGTTCCGGCTCCATCAACAATAACTGCCACTGCTTCATCAAATCCCGACCTATAAAATGCACACGCGGCGTGCAATTTATGATGCCATTTGTGTAAGTCTAATACTTGATCATCATTTTGAATCAGACCTAATTTTTCTGCGAGTCCATTATATACACTCCCACCCCTAAAATCAACTCGACTTTCATCTGGTTGTGTATGAGCAATAACTAGATAATCTATTTTGTCTGTATAGTCTAGAATTTTAATCATTGCCGCATAAGGACCTCCATCATATTTCTTTCGAGACAATCTCTCTTCTTCTATATTGAGAACAATTTCTCCATCTTTCAATAAACAGACTGCCGCATTATGTCCACGAGATATACCTGCTATCCACTGACTCATATTCTACTCCTTATTATCTAAAAGATTATTCTTATAATCTAATTTCTGTTCTTTACGTTCTGCTCGTTCTGTCGCTCGTCTTTCTTTCCTGGTACCTTCTTTCGGACTGGTATCCTGAATACTTCCAAATGGAACATTATGTGTATGATTAGGATCAGAATGATTATGATCAGGATTAGTACAAACATTTTGTTGTTGATTTGGAATAAATTTTCCTTCGAATTTATTTCCTTTGCCTAAGAATTTTATACACGAATCAACAACTCTTTGCTCATCTCCTTCATTCATCATCATTACTTCATCATTTTGTCTATCTTTCTCATCATCCATAGTCATTCTAATGGGAGCATAATTTCTCCCTTTTTCTGCTCCAATATCTATAATATCAAATTTATCATCATTAGGATAAGTGATATTAATAGGTACAGTAGAACCAACAACAACCGTTGCAGTTTTATCCAGAGCTTTTGCTATATGTTGTCCGACAGAATCGCATCCTAAGAAATGATCTGCTGACTTAATCATTGACGCCCATAATCTTAAATTAGGTTCTCTGGGTACTGCTACTTTATGTTCTTCATTATCTGGAATAGGGAGAGCAAGTTCCGCCATAACAATTATTGCATACTTATCACGGAGTTGTTCAATAATACTAATAATATTTCCTACTTCAAAAGATCGTGAAGTGGCATCAACCAAATATTCTCCCATCTGTTGGACAGAACGACCAAATGGTTGAATAATAAGTGCTTTGTCTTTATTTAATTGGGATTTAATTTCTTGAAGCGCCTGATATCCAGTGATTGTTTCCGTCTTATTCAAGGTGATAGTCGGCGCAGACAATTCTCTGGATTCCTCAAGACCATTGATTTCGATATCAAATGCTTGAGCAAGAGAACATTTTTGATTGAAGTATTCGTTGATTCTGTATGGCTCTGGAGTAACGATATCCTTATCGCGGAGATGTTGGTCGAAAAGACCTTTGTGCCATACTTCGTATGCGTGTTTTTGTAGGACAGGATGACCTCGATAGAAGTCCATACCTGCTTCACAGACTATTGTGAAATCTTTATCACCTGATTCTTCTGCGTATTTTTCAAAAGCAGGGATTGATGTTATTACCCTTCCTGCTCCACCACTAATAAAGAAAGCCTTAGATCGACTCTTTTTCATATCACTTCACCTCACTTGAGTTAATTAAATTAGAACAATTATAACACAATAATCATAACTTGTCAAGTCTTTTTCTTTTACTTATATGACAAATAAAAAAGGCTTCCCGAAAGAAGCCCTTATATAATAATTAATATTTAAAGACAGTATTATGCACCAGGTACTGCTTTTGCAGTTGGATCGGATGCTTCAGTTGGATTTTCTTCTGCTTGTCCTGATCCTCCAAGACCGCCTTCTATTAAATTATCTTCTTCTTCAGGAGACGGAGGCATAGGTACTGTATGTGGTTCTTTACCAGCATAAGTTTGAGGAAGATCCCTCAATCCTTGTCTATATGCTTCCCATCTATCTTTCAATGATCCGTCAGGCAATAATGTCTTAATATCTGTTTCGTCTAGTTCACTATTTCGATTTTCTCTAATTTGCTCCCAAGATGCCCACGTTTTCTGTAAGACTAAGTTCCATTCTCCAGTAGCTTCGTCATAAGTAGATTCATTTCTATCCCATACGTGATCGGGTGGAATTGAATCTGTTGCAGGTCGCTCATAATAAATAGTACCATCTGCTAATTTATCTTGGATTTGAGGCAGTTTATCATAAGAACCTCTTGTGTCGCCCGTACAATGTGGTTGTGCAAAGAGGGAACATATGTGAGCATCTTTTGAGCAGTCTATTTTAACTCTTATACAATCTAAAGGTACAGGAAGTTTTTCTATAGCGGCTGTCTGATCCTCATTATCGTAATCTTCAATATCTCCGTCATCAAGATAATTTGTCTTGATTGCTTGATGATTCCATTTTCCTTTTTTATCTCCTTCTTTTTCAACACATACCCAAATAAAATCGGGACCGAGATAATCTAATGTGGCGGTGCTTGATCCAGTGATTGTCGAACCAAGATAGCCATCATCAGGCACCGGATATGTCATTTTAATGTTCAATTTAGCCATTTTTCTAGTATCTCCTAATGTTTCCTTTTTTTAATTATGCACTATATGTGACAACTACTCCGCCACCACCACCGGCTTTTGCACAGCAACACGTTCCAGATACTTGACCCCCAAATGCTCCAGTTCCAACACTTGCTGGTCCCCCACCTGAGTGATATCCAAAAGTACAACCACCCTGTGATCCGGAAAATCCACCTGGACTTAATGGCCCACCTGCGTGAGTTGCAGTTTGAAACATTGAACTTGCACAATGCTGTGATCCTTTTCTCCAAGAAGTTGATCCTTGAACTCCGTAATCTGCGCCGAAAATTTGTGAGCATCCAAAACAAGTCTGACAACAAGTATAACACCACCATCCTCTACAGTCATTTTGTCCGGGATGTCCTCCCGTTGCACAAAAATTAGTGAGTCCAGGTCCGTTAATCCAAGACGTATGACCTCTAATACCGTGACTACCTGACCAGCAACATCCTGTTCCACCAGCACATAGACAATATATAGAACCTTCTGAAAAGTCTCCATCATCTATGTTTACGTGTTTAACAGCATAACTCCCTGCTCCACCAGGAAGTGGATTCATCATACAACAACATCCACCAAAACCTGATGCGCCTGCTCCATAAATTTCAAATCTGATTGATTTTGTGTCATCTGGTACAGTCCAGTTACAAGCCCATCCACCATAGTTAATACCTTCTTGCCCTGTCTGGCCATCGAATCTGTGACATCCTATGAAAAAACTCCTCTCAGGACCACTTCCTCGTTCAGAGCCAGCGTTAATAGCTGCCACTCCTTCTGCGGTCGCGGTAGTTATTGCTGCCATATTTCCAGCTTGAAATGCACATATTTCTTGCTGAGACTCGTATAAATGATTCGCCATTAATTCTAATGCCAAATCAGTATTCCGAGACATTGCATTCATTTTTCCTAGTGTTAATATGTCCATTTTATTATCCTTGCTCCAATACTTTAGTTGAGGGAAAAGAAGAAGGTACAAAAACATCGTCTATACCTGATAATTCTGTCGGTAAATCACGTAGTTTTTGCCGAAATGCTATAACAGGGTCCTTCAGCGAATCTGGCGCATCTGCGGCAGATACAATTCCATCCGTCGATGCTAACTCCGCATTCCTCATACGTCTAACTTCGTCCCAATCACTTGTGCCGAGTAAATCATCATTTGTGTTTTTATATAATTTCCAAACTCCATCTTCATAAGTTGTTTTGTTTGAATCATATAATTCGTCTGGATGAATAGGATAATGCCAAGTAAATTCTTCATACCCATCAGGAGTAGAAATAGATTTTTCTTCTCTTGGGTCTTCGTTTCCAAGAATACCTAAATTTTCATCATCTAAATGATTATTATGATAATCCGAAAGAACTTCACATACAAGAGCATCTACCGAACAATCAATAACGACATTATCGCAATTTGCTCTATTTGGTCGCCCATCATATGCTTCCCATTCTCTTATAGAGATTTCTACACGTTTTGTTTCTTTATCAACAAGAGCAACCAACCTGGCTGGTCCGTTGTAATTTTCTGTTATGGTTTCAGTAGTAGCACCATCCAAATAATTGTCCGTAGGACATTCATAAGTATAGTCTACATCTACCATTTCTTGCCAAGTGTCGCTCATTTTTTATATTCCTTATGCGTATGTTACTATTACTAATCCAGCTTTGCCAGGAGAACCAACACATCCTCCACACAATGCGTTTCCGCAGTATGATTTTTGCATATTCATTCCGCCACCAGCGTGTCTGAAACTCCGACAAGGCGTTTCACATCCACACCAACCTGATGTAGTTTCAATCGATTGCATTAATGAATTTGATAATCTTTCTGACTGGGCTGTTTCTGTCCATCTTTTCAGACAATCACAATGCCCTGATGCCCAACCTTCTTTATAAAATTTCATTCCAGATGCGAAACCTACATAATCAACATTTGTTTCTGTATTACATTGAGTGGGAGAACACATTATCATTCCCTGACACTCAGCAGATTCCATCCAACAATGGTTTGCGTTACAGTTACAAACACAATAAAAATTATATCCACCTCTTCCTCCAGCGGCACAATAATTTGATAATCCGGGTCCGTTTACATATGACGCACAACCTCGTGGTCCATCACAACAACCAGTCCAACAATTACTTGATCCATTACCTCCAGCTCCTACACATATAGCAAACGTATCGCCATCAGTGAAATTTCCGGCTTCGGCACAAATCGTCTTTCGTGTATAATATCCTCCAGAAGATCCACAAGATGCAATATCACAGAAGCAACCTTGGCAACAATGTCCTGCACCTGCTCCGCCTCCACCCCAGGCTTCAAACTTAATAGTTTTCGTTCCGATAGGAACAGTAAAACTATCTGAACAACCTTCTTGACAATGACAGCCTCTAGCACAATCGTTGAAATAATGTTTTTCTTGAACTCCCATATTCGGACCAGCCGCATTAAGAGTGTCTACAGCCGCTTGAGCAGAAGCCGCTAATCCAGATGCCATTCCCACTTGAACATCACAAGTATCTTTGAGTGCGGTGAAAGTAGCATTGGCTAGATATTCCAACGTGACGTCCACATCCCTCGCCATTGCGTTCATTTTTCCTAGTGTTAAAATATCCATTAGTCTTTTCTCTCCAGTACTTTAGTATTCATTTCTACTTATATTTATATAAATTTGTTTAATTATACATCCCAAACATCTTTGAGTGTTATAATACCTCGCATATTTTCAAGATTACCATCATATCTACTAGAAGTATATAGTAAACTTGCAGGAGTACCCAATACCCAAGATTGTAATTTAAATTCCCAAGAGTCATTCAATGTATGTCCGTTTGGCTCTACAAATTGAATCATTATACCATTTTTAAAGTTAGTATTAGCGGTATTATTATATGAGAACGGTGAAGCGGAATCATTTCCTTCTGGACCAAATAATGCTAAATCAGTATTTACATTGTTAATTGACGAACCTGTTAGTAATACAGGTCCTGCAACCATTACAAGAGGTGTTTTATATGCTGTACCCGCATTAGTTATTTCAACATACTCTACATTTCCAGCTGTTCCTAAACTTACAGTCCCTTCAGCACCGTAGCCAGTAGGTTCGGCGTGAGCATCGACAATCATAACTCTAGTTTCTCCAGACAAATAATCTTGCCAATCATTAGCAATAGTTGCTGATCCTATACCATTGTTTAGTACGACATCACCAGCAAAACCTTGACCAACTGTGATATCAGAAGTTCCAATTAATCCACCGATATCAGATACTATAATAATAGGTTCATCATAGCCATTTCCTCTTGCCGAAAAGGTGATATCTGTAACAACATTATTAAGGTCAGCAGTTATATTTGCACCAGATCCAAAACCGGTTGGATCATTAATAATGTAAGTAATATCGTTATATCCACTTCCACCATTAACTATATTTAGAGCAGTTATTTGACCAATCTCAACAGGTGGTGTCCATTCTAGTAATGCGGTTTCACAAGCGGTTTGATCTGTGTATTGGGGATCTGTACAATAGGGTTCGACATATTCTGAACTAATTATTGGTCTCAAGATTGCTCCATTACCATAATCTCTGCCGATTTCAGCTCCACCGACATCGTATATTCCATTTCCAGTTGCATCAAATGCTACAACTTTTGTGTTTTGATCGTAAGCTGATCCACCATTAACTATATTAGCCACAGCAATGCTACGATCTGTAGTTACTGTAGCAAAAGCACCTTCGCCAGGTCCAGATACATCAATAACTCGTATTGTGTCATTCGCCGTATAACCTGTTCCAGGTCTATCTACAGCAATGTCAGCGAGATTATTTGTAGCATTAATAGTAGCAACTCCTCTACAACCTCCTCCAGTAGCAGAAATCATCTCTACATAGGTGGATCTCTCTCGTACCCAAAGAGTACATTTCGTACTTGAATTATTTGAATCGTAGATATCATACTTGTCTGAGACTTCAGTTTCTTTAGTAATTACATACGAGAATGTTGCTGCCTGAGGAATATCTCCTGAATCAAACAATCCGTCCTGATGTGTAACAGTATGTGGTGAAACATCAAGATTTGTAAATGCAACAGTATCTCCAACAACAGCAGAGATACTTGATGGAACAAACGCATTGTTTTGAATATCAACTGAGACTGTTTTTGCAGCCGTAGCGGTATATCCAGTACCTGGATTAACTACAGAGAAACCTGCAATTCCACCATTAGCTAATTCCATTGAGACTGCACCTACTACAGACGGTGTTCCTCCATTAATAGCAACTGAATCTGCTATAACATAATCTGCTCCACCATCTGTAATGACTACTCGATCAAGTGTATCATCTTCTTTAAGGTAAACTGTACCTGCGGCAAGACCTCCAGTTGAAGTAGTGAACGCAAGAGAAAGTGTTGGATTGACTGTGTGAGTAGTAACAGTTAATGGATGAGTATGAGCACCTGAAGTTGCCGTGAACGTAAACGAACTATTAAATTCGTTCCATCCAACTACTTGGTCGTGACTATGCCCAGCATTAATAGTAGTTGAAGTAACACTACCACCTTCCATTATTTGATTGACTTCTATTTGAGTTAAATGAATTTGGTGAATGTGTCCATCTCCTCCAACTTCAGCCGCTACATCTACTTCCCAGTATCCTGTATATCCTGTACCAGGTGCTTGTACAATAACAGCATTAACCATACCATTTTTAAGAGTATGAGTAGCCGTTGCTTTTGTTTCCTGCGATCCTGTAACATCTACAGCACCCAAATCAAATGCTCTCGCGGCGGCATTAACGGAGTATCTGCTCCCGCCTGATGACATAACTACATCAGAAACACCGTCATCATAGATAGCATTAATTATAGCTCCCGTACCTGTTTTACCATTTGCATCAACTGTATATGCGTAAGAATCAATGAATCCTGTATCATCATTGATAAAAACTTTATAAATCAGTCCGTCAGATAAGGCACTTTCGTAAGACTCTCCAGAAATACCGTATTCATAAGAACGTGATAAATCATCTAAAAGGGCAACTTGACTGGTTACATATTGTTCACATTTAGTTGGATCATCGTGATCTCCACCAGATGAATCTATGTCGCTTGCGTGATCACTTGCAATAACTCCCCATCCAGTTACTGAGGATGAAGAATCGTGACAATAAGACTGATCCGGCTTAAATAGCATTGTATCATAATCTTGAGCGTAGTTATTATTAATTCCATCATTGTAAATTGTTGTGCCATCTATTTCTACTATTTTAACAAAATCACCATCATCGATTCCACCCCACAGCAATGCTTGTTCAGTACCTCGTCTTACGACAAGTTCCGGATTATCAGTATCAGGAACAGATTGATTATTCAAAATAGTTAATTCTTCTGCCGGTTCGCCATTTGCTTCGTGACCAGTTGCTCTGAATGAATTTACTAAACCAGCCGAAGTGTTTTTAAAGATATCATATGCTTTAATTTTTTCGACAGACGGAGTATCTTGAGGACTTATTTCTAATCTTAAATGTTGAACGAACGGACGAGGCTCACCAAAAATGTCCATTGTTTCACCAAAAGACAAAACTTTACCACCATTTGGTTCGTAATTAATGTGATGAGTTACATTATTACCTTCGTGAGCGAATATAACATCATCGTTTGAATCATACAAATAATCTGAGAATGCTATCTCCCGAGTCTGTGTAATACCGGCCATTAATTCGTTTGTCTGATGAACAGTATAACCAGAATTAGAAGCACCAGTTGTATATTGTGCAAGATTTTCTAATATATCAGCTAGGGCTTGAGCAATGATAGCATCTTGAGATATAACGTGGGCAGTATAATCCGCTTGTAATTGAGACAGAGTTCCTGTGACATTACCTTCAAGTTGATTGGCGTGATTAGACAGAACATTTCCAGAATCGTTCGCCCAAGGAACAAAAACTGTATTTACGAAACCCTGTACTTCATCGTTCATATAGGTTTCTACAGCATTCATTGCCGTATTAGTTCGGACAACAACCTCGTTTTTAAAAGTATTCTGTTGATTTTCTAGTGGAGCAGAAACATTATCATTCAACCACCCTTTCATTGATGCCGCCATAGCGTTCAATTTGCTAGGGATCATCACCGCTGGTGTATTGGTATATATCTCTACTTCTTCGGTATAGGCCGTGACATCGATACTATCGAAAGTAATATCTGGTATGTCGTTAAACGGGTCGACCGCGGTATTGATGTTTGAAAGTGTTACTGACATTTTATTTTATCTCCAAATTTATCTATTCTTGATATATTTATAATACTATTTATATAATCATTAGTATTTTTTTAACTTATGGCCCCATATGGAATGCGTTAATCAGCGTATGCGAAGAACCATCTAAATTAGTTACTGTTACATCGTAATCACCATCTGGTGGATAAAGCCCAGTGACTGTATCTATTGCACCTTGAATTATATCCACTTGATTAGCAGAATATATAGCCTGATCCATTGATGGGGTCCATATCGTGCCTGCGCCAGTTGTATCCACTAAGGTAACCACACAAGGCCCAGTCGAGCCTCCTGGTCCATATTCAAAACCCTCTCCGTTAATACTCCACATTGTAGAAGTACCCTGCCATCCTCCCATTGAGGAAACCGACACAACTCTAACGTGCTGGTCCAAATCATAGTTGTATATTCTTAGTGCGTGTCCAGCTTCAAATTTACTTGTATCCCAATTATAAATCGTATTGTCTCCCAAAGTCGAACTATATGCTCCAGGATACGCACTCGCTTTTTCTGTGAATGTATCACCATTCGGATTTGTCACCGTCACATCATAATACATTACACCGAATTTATCTCCTCCGATAGTAGCATCGTGTAGAGCTGGAATATCATTAACACTTATGTTACACATTATTTCTGTAGAAGAAATGCTGGTGATTGACACACCCGAACCATTAGAATGGAAAATGGTCGTATTATCTCCTCCTGCCAAGTAATTTTGTGGTTGATCTGCTTGGGAAGATTTTTGTACTGTGATCACACAAGCTGGATCAAACCCAATTCCATATATTTTGAATGTCGCCGCGTGGGCTGCAAAGTAGCCTCCTGCTTGCCAATTACTTGAGTCGTCAAACACTTTACCGAGGGATGACACCCACGGAGAAGGTTGATATACTGTAATAATTCTCAAAGAATCTGTTACAACAAATGGTTCGGTATATATAGAATAATCACCATCTACATTTTCAATCTTAAATTCTTGATCTCCCAGAGGAGTTAAAGCGTTAACTTCATAACTAACTTTAGTAGGTAATAGAATTGCGTTTGAATCTTGCTCAAGTCCACCAATTGATACTGTCCAATCAAGATCAATACCTTCACCAATTAGTTCTCCAATTGTACCTACAATAGCAGTTACATTTGTCATATCCCAAGCTCCTCTTTGAGCATTACAAGTTGTTTGACTTGTAAAAGCGGGGAGCAATCCACCAACATCATCTTGACAATGAGCATATACTGTATCAGCCCATACTGCTCTTGGTGCCAAACAACTTACTTCAGTTGAGAATCCAACGTCTGAACAAGAACCTGGGGACCAAGTATAACCACTATTTGTCCAACTGTTGTTTGCACTTGTCCAACTGCTTCCCGCACCTGTACAACCAAGTTCATTATTGTTATAAATCGGATCTGTACAAGTTCCTGCACCAAGACATCCAGCTTCATTATTGTTCCAAGCAGTATCACCACAAATCCCTGCACCAAGACAGTCAGTCTCATTATAACTACCACCAGAACAAGTTCCTGCAGTCCAAGTTCCGTTAGGCTCAATACAATTTACTTCAGTTGAGTAAATTGCGTTAGAACAAAATTCAAATACTTCTGAATACCACAGTCCGTTAGGCTCGTGACAAGTTGCCGATGTCGAATAGGCTGATAGAGAATCTCCTGTAATGAAATCATAACAAGCTGGCGTGATTGTTAATACTGTTCTTACACCAGTAATAACAGACAAACTATCAATTGCAATAGGTGGATTCAAGATATCGGTTTGTCGTTTATTAACATCATAATAATTTTCAATTACTGATTCGCCATATGATTCTAGTGTACGCATTCCAGCGATGGGCATCCCCATATAATCCATATTTGATTGATCTAGATACTGAGTTTTCCATCTCTCTTCTCCACCAATTGGAACTCCGAACACATTCATTGAACGTCCGAGAAGCAAATATTCATCGGATGAAAGATTTGGAATAGTTTTTACTGAAATATTATCCCAATATGTAAATCCATTACCAGTAGTAGAAAGTGTTAAGAATGCTACTCCAGTTACAGGTGCAGTAAAGACAAAGGATTGATTTCCATCAGTATCATTTTCGGCAATAACCTTACTTCCATATTGATCTGAATCTGGTTGAGGACCAATTTTAATTATAGAATCAGTAGGTCTATCTACATTGAAAGATACTTTATAATTCATCGCATCTAGCATTTCAAAACTGATATGAGCGATTCCTCTTGCTGAAGAACCGACTCCAGATGTATAAATTTGTCCTGATAATTGATCAACATAAGCGAAGGCATCCTGCTGGGGAGCAAATGTCCATTTCTCTTGAATTTCTCTTACAGAAACATCATCGATGCTTCCTTCCCAACCAATTTGAGAGTAGTATGGACTGTAAGTTTCAGGATAATTATTATCTACATCTCCAATAAAGTGAATAAGGGAATCGTGAGAGCCGGCTCTTACGTGATGTACCATTTCTCCTTGATGAACAACTCCAGTTGAATTTTCATCATATACTGGAATTTCTTCTTCAAACAATTTAATGTATCCAATAGAACCAGTTCCATTCACTCTAACAATTACATCAGCAGTATTTTCACCAATCATATTCAAATGATGAATTCCACTTTCTGTAATTGTGCCTTTAACAACTCCATCTAGTACGATTTCTATAGTTGGATTATTGACAGTTGTTGATATCAATATTAAATCTTCGTGCCCTTCTGGTATAGTTTGACTGACTAGAATCCAACCATTTAAAGTACTCCATCCTATAGTAAATACGTGAGTATAAGTCTCGGCGTGATAAGCATCTGATTGTGGAAAACCTAGTGTGCGAGTATCATCTTCAATTAACCAATCAGCATCTAATTGAGTGATTTGGAAAGTATGTTGATGACTTCCAGCAGGTCCTGGCCCGACTTGGAAATTTAAAATGTTATGAGTATCTAAGGTAGCATCAATTGTTGCTTCGTAATGATTATTCTTAATAAGAGCATTTGGAAGAGTATATGTTGCAGTACCATTTACCGAAGAACTAAAATCTAGTTTTTCAGAAATAATCTGAATATCAACTCCACTCATTGTCCAGTTTATTGCCGCGGGATCAGTAATATCAAAGTTCCAGTTTGCAATAAGAGTATTAGGATTATGTCCAAGGGCAACTCTTAATCGTCCAGTCATACCATTGTCATTGGGGTCGAGGTCTGACAAACTATACTTGATTTCGTATAATTTTCCCGAATCGAAACCGACAGTTTGATTAATCTCTGTAGCCGAAGCAACAGAACCATCAATGTGTGCTTTACCACCAACAGTTGCTCCCCAACCTTCACCCATATACCAAGCATTCTGACCAGTGACACGTTCTCTGATTGATGCATTATCAATCTTACCCATACCGGTGCTGGCTAGTCTAAAGACTGTAGGATTAACAGGTGCAATAATTGTTTCTGTATAATGTCCAACTACAGTATTAGCAGTACCATCAACAGTTGTGTCTCCTATGACGGATGCTTTGATTGTTCCGTTCGGTGCTCCAAATTCATCGTTGAAATCTTCTATAATATCATATTGAATTTCATAAGTAATACCCTCTAGAACTGATCCTGTAATAAGTTGCTCAATATATCCCGCTTCTGTAGTGGCCGTAAATGCTGTACCACCTTGTACTTGCCAGGAACCTGTCTCTGTCCAAACAACTTCTTTGAAAGTTACGTTATCTAAGGCAAGATTTGCTCTTTGGTCAATAGGCACACTCAAATAGACTACAGCAGTTCCAGAAAAATTATTTGTAACAAGAAACTGTTCTGAGGCCATACCTTCAATCATTACTACCGGATCAATATATTGTACAGTACCAAGTTCAATATTCATTGCTTGAATACTTGGTATTGTGCCGGGCCCAGTTGCTGTCGCTAGATTACCAGTCCCAAGAAGGTCTGCTTGAGTTCCTGTTACTGGGAATGCGTATTCTGGTTCTGGTTGTACTTGAAAGTAATTAGGTCCTGTTCCGTTATCTACAAGAATCTTATCTAGAACGTGTAGCGGAGTATACATATTATCTTGGCCGTGATGATAAAAAACGTGAATATCATCACCAGCATTAGTTACGGGTAGGTCAACAATATTAAATGTTCCCATCATCGAGGCGTGCCACGCACATTGATAATACAATGTATCTGGTGCTACTGAAGGAACAGTAAATTCAAACATTTCGTATTTTAGAGCCCCAGTACCATAGCGCCAAATGCGGATGAACCACTATATGTCTGATCTCCAGGCCCTTCTTCTGCTCTTGTACCTGTAACACCTAATAGATACTCACCAAAATAAGCACCAGGTGTAAAATGAGAACCATCATCTGTAGTTACATAGAATGGATGTCCCGCGGCATTAACTCTGAATCGATATGTACCACCACGATATAGATTGATTGTTCGGTTAGTACCTTCAATCATTCCTTCTTTGTCAAATTTGTATAATCCTCCATCTGCTTCAACAGCATAATATCCGTTGACTGCTCCGGGAGCAACAAATGGTCCTAATCCACTTTGTCCATCTGCTCCTGTCAGACCAAAATCTTCTGGGATTTTCCAAGTAAATTCTTTTGAGAAGTTACCAATCCATTG